TGAAATTACGGTAGATGGAGTAATTTATACATTAGTAGATTACTTAGTAGATTATTCTGGAAATGACCCAGTTTATTCAATTGATATAGATGCTGAAGATAGAACGTCTGTAGTTTTTGGAGATAACGTTGGGGGAAGGGTTCCTCCAAGAAACGCTACTATTGAAGCAACTTATAGAGTTGGTGTTGGTGAATCTGGAAATGTTGCAGAAAATACATTAACTGAAATTGTTACTAATTATCAAGTAGGCCTTCAAGTTAATAATGAAGACCCAGCTTCTGGAGGTTCTGACTCAGAATCTACTGATTCAGTAAGATTAAACACTCCAATTAGTGTTAGAGCATTAAATAGAGCAGTTACTTTAGAAGATTATGCTTCCTTAGCAACTCAAATATCAGGTGTAGCAAAAGCTAGCGCTATTGCTAATACGTATAACAGTGTAACTCTTTATTTTGCTCCTTCTGGTGACCCCGGTGTTGAAAACGATAATGTTACACCTACTTTAGTATTTACTAATTTAGAACCTACAGTGCAATCTTTTTTTGTAGATAAAATGCCCCCTACAACAACTTTAACACTACAACCACCTTCATATGTTGACATTAATATAGAAGTTGATGTTCAAGTTTTAGACCAGTACAGACAAAGTACTGTAACAAACTCAGTCCAATCTTTATTAAGTAATTTTCTTGCTTTTGATAATGTTGTGTTTAAAGATAGAATAACATTGCAAAGTATATTAACTGAAATATCTACTGTATCTGGAGTTGCTTATGCAACTGTAACTTTATTAGACAGAGATAATTCTATTACCGCAGCAGCGCGTACAGCTGGCTCACCTACAATTACCCTTACAACAGCAAAACCTCATAATTATGTTGCAGGAAATAGAGTAACTATAGATACTGTAGATGCAACTGTAAACGGAAATTATTCTGTTGCATCAGCTCCAACATCAACTACATTTACTATTACAGGAACGGCTACTACTCTTCTAGCTTTAACAGGAATTACAGGAACAGTAGAAGCAGTAATAGACATCATATGTTCTGATAATGAAATACCTCAAGCAGGAACCTTAACAATCACACCATCCGGTGGAATAGCCTAAAAGGAGAAACCATGGCCGCAACATACCCAGGAGCTATTAAGTCATTTCAAACAAAAAGCAATTTTACTGAAATTGTAGACTCCTCTCACGTAAACTCAATTCAAGAAGAAGTAGTTGCACTTGAAACTAATTTAGGAACAAATATTGCAACTTCTACCTCACCTTCACCAAGCAACACTTTTAACACCGCATCTCAAAATTATGGAACATTAAATGCAAGACTTGCAAATATCGAAACTGGTGTTGTTTCTGATTCCCATAACCAATATGTTCATAAAACTGGTGGAGACACATTAACACCTTCTGGTACTGCAGTAGTTGGGTTAAATATAAAAGCAGTTGTTGGTCAAACTGCAAATCTTCAAGAATGGAGAAATAGTTCTAATACACTTAGAACATGGGTAGACCAAAACGGAAACTTAAACACAACAAACGGTGTTGCGGCAACTTCTTCAGACATTGCGGATTTAACAGGATTAGTTATTGCAGGAGTATTTTAAATAAACTATGGCTAAATACGGTAGAGATTATTACGGTATAGGTTATTACGGTCCCTTCACAGTAAGTGATTTTAATGCTTATCCTTTTACAGCTACGCCTTATGATTATGGAAAAATTAATTTATCATGGGTTAGCCCTACTGGTAATTGGTCTCAAATTAGAGTGCTTAGAAATTCATATGGATTTCCAACTAGCGCAGCTGATGGAATTGTTTTAATAGATTCTTTTTTTGGCACTGCTCCTACCGAGTATTTAGATGCTGGAGACATAATAGATGGAGAAGTTCAACTTTTAACAGAAGGAAAATTTTATTATTACAGCGTATTTGTAAGAGAAAATATTAATTTTACATGGTTAAGGGCTGCTAATGCTTTAGGTGTTTCTGTTAAAGATTTTAATAGTTCTTATAATTTATACGATTATTTACCAACTTCTTACAAAACTTCTTCTTTAGTGGGAGATGTGACAAGTTCAGACAATTTATTTTTAAAAAACTTTTTAAAAATATTTGGTTTTGAACATGATTTTGAAAAAACTTACGCATTTAATGTTTTAAATCTTTATAAAATAGATTCTTTACCTGGCCCACTACTTCCGCAAATGTTACAACAATTTGGTGGATGTTTTGAGCCAGAAATAGGGCTTAAACAACAAAGAGTGTTATTAAGAAACTTATTTAATATATATAAATATAAAGGTACGTATGATGGTTTATTAACTTTTATAAAAAGCTTTACTGGATATGACGCAGAGATATCTCAAGGTAAAAATTTATTCCTTGATTATAATGATTCATCTTTTGAAGAATCTATAGGAAATTGGACAATATCTTCTGGGGGAACTTTAGCAAGATACGTGGGTGACCCTTTAATAATAGAACCTTATGAAGTAACAGCCCCTGTTGGTTATCCAAGTAGTGATAATGGAATGCTTAGGTTCACATCAACTGGAACTGGGTCAGTTTCTTTTACTTGCGGTGCTAATAACCCTATTACTAAAGGTATACCAGTAACTGAAGGTGAAACATATACATTTAGTATTTTTAGCGCAACCGCTGCAACAACAAGAAACATAAGATTAGGTATTCAATTTTATGACAGATTTGGCGTAGCTCTAGGAGTTTTACAACAAGGTGTTCCTGTAGCAAATGCTGTATTGGCGTGGGATAGCCCAACCTTAAGACCTTTTGCAACCGCGATTGCTCCATCAGATGCTAAATACGCAAGCGTTGCTGTAAATATTAGTAATACTACAGTTAGTGAAGTTCATTATTTTGATGCTGCTCAATTTGAAGAAGCAATTTCTAAAACTGCTTTTGAAGACGCAAGAAGAATAAATATTACTTTATTAGCTAATAGGATTAATCAAATTAAAAACCCATCTTTTACTATTTCTTCTTCTCCTTGGGCTGCTACAAACGCTACTCTCGCGTTAGACACCTCAAACCCAGGGGTTGATATTAAAGAATTTACTGTTGTTAATAAACAATTAACTTCTAACGTAGCAACTTTAACTGTTAGTGACTCTTATCTTCCAATATTTATTGGGGATGACATTGTTGTATCGGGCATAGGCTCTCCATTTGACGGAACGTACGTTGTATCGGCGTCTAACCCTATAGGTAAAACGGTTTCTTACGCTAAAGTTAACACTAATATTGCAAGCACTGCAGTTTCTCCAACTGGTTTGGTATCAATTGCGGGAGATAGTTTAAAGGTAACACCATCAGGAGTGTCTTTAGTAACGGTTCAAGGACACACATCAACTACTGACTATCTTAATGTTCTTGCTAGTAACTATTACAATTTTAGTACATATGTACAACCAGATGCTTCAACTGAATTAGTAACTGCTTCTATAAGTTGGTACACAAGCTCTAACACTTTAATTTCAACAGTTACTGGTTTAGCTACCCAATGCCCTCCTATATATACCGTTTCGTCTGCTTCTTTATCTTCAAACGTTGCTACATTAACTTTAAATGAACCTTATGAATTTTTAAATTATGCTGGTAATGATAAATCTTATATTATTGTTGATGGTGTTGGAGCACCTTACGACGGAACTTGGCAAGTATCCTCTGTAATAAATAACACAATTAGATACGCGGTAGTAAATGCAAATATTGCATCGGCAACAGTAAATGGAACTTTAACACCTAATAATATTTGGTACAGAGTTTCTGTAGGAGGAAGTGCCCCAACCACTGCTGCTAAAGCGTCTGTAAAACTTAATTGGATTCCATCTACTCCTGGAGCAATTGTTTATTTGGAAGACGCGTTGTTTGAAAAATCTTCATTTGTTCAAGACTATTTTGATGGTTCTCGAAGTGGTCAAGAAGATACAAACTCATTGCTTTGGGAAGGTACAGCAGAGGATTCAAGAAGCCATTTTTATAAAAATAAATTTGCAGTAGAGGATAGGTTAAAAAGAGAGATAAGTAAAAACATATTACTTGGCTCAACCTTTGCCTTGTATTTTGCTCAACCTGACTAGTAGTACTATAGAAGTATGTTAGAACTAGTTCTCTCCTCTTGCTTTGCGGCTTTCTTTCTAGCTGTAATTGAGCAGTTAATTGACCTTAGAATTTATAGAGCCATAGCCGCTCTTGCTTTATCTGCTGTAGGGGTTGGACTTACTGGAGTTACTTCTATACCTTTATTTATAGTTACCACTGTTGCTGGAGGGTTTTTAGCCCCTTTCTTAGTTGTCCTAGCCGATAGCATTACTTCCTACAAACCCGCCGTTACCCAACCAACTCGACTAGACCGCTGACGTTGATATAGTCTTGGTCTAGGAGGACTAATGACTTACTACGTAATAGTTGCAGGAAACGGGAAAACATCTCGTACAAATGTTGAAGTACTTTTAGAAGACCACTACCACGCTGAAGGTGATAATGGGATTTTAGTTTTACCTTATGAAAAGAATCCAAGTGAAGGCCAGACTTGGGCTTCACAATTATCTAAAGATAAAAATAAAGAAGTAATTGTTATTAATAAACCCAATGCTATTAAAGAAGCTTTAGAAACAGTTAAGGGTTCAAAAGCAGCAGCGTTTTTATTATGGAACGATGAGGATGAGGATTGCCTTAACGTTTTATCAGAATGTAATGACGCTGGAGTTTCTTCTTTTGATTTAACTGATGGGTTAATTAAAATTAATACTAAAGGGTCTTTGGAGATAAAAGAAAGACCTGAACCACCTATTCAAGAACAACTATCTATGGAAGTACCAAAACACATAGATTTTAATGTAGAAGAAGATGATGAAGATGAAGAAGAGGAAGAAGAAGAGTTTGACGAATTAGACTCTCTTTACGTTTCGTTAGATGAAATAGCAAGAATTTTTGCAACTATGGTCGTTACTCATGTTAAGGACCAACTTAAGAAATGATGTCATTAAGTGCACTTGGGTTATTGACTTATTTAAAAAATAACCCAAATGTAAACATAAGTGCACGTTCTTTAGAAAAGGTTCTTAAAGAGGGTAGATGTGCTATCACTACGGCTATTAATGAATTAAAAGCTTTAGGAATACTTGAGTATAAAGTTCAAAATATAAATGGAAACCCTGTAGGAGTCAATACATGGGTACTGGCTGAAAATCAGCCGGGGGTGGCTGAAAATCAACCGGGGTGGTTGAAAACCGAGCCACTGTTATCACTGAATATGCTAACTAATACTAGTTATAAACATATAAATATATTAGGACTTTGTTCGGACGGAGTCCGAACAGAAGAAGGGAATGAAATGGGATACAAATTCTTTTCTAATAATTCGGAAGATGAATTTGAAAAAGAAGTTAAAGAGGCTAATCAAAAACTAAAAGCTCAAAAGAAAAAAGAATTCCACGCAGCTAAAAAAGTTAAGCAGGAAAAAGCGGCGTATAACCGTGCTAATAAGCCAGTTAAAAATTGGACTCCATCTGATTCCGCTTACGAGTTTGCCCGTCGTATAGAAGAACTTTGGGATATTTCCCCAGTGTCTCTTACGCAAAGTAACTTCATACCAGCATTAGGCACTGTCAGGGTTAAAAACAACACTGACGGTGAACTTGAAATTGAGATGATGAATATATTTTTTAGTACTCTTACAGATGGAAAGTACTTAGATGGAGACGTTCTTTGGAGAATGTTTATATCAAGGTTTTCCGCACTTGCGGCACAGGCTAGGACTAGGGTACATTCCGAAGATGAGATACAGAAAGCCAAAGAGCAGTCTGCTAAATCATGGGAAGGAATCCTTTAATGTTTAAACCCGAGGACCTTAAGGTTCGTAGACGGTCTTGGATTCAATTAGCCAACATTCCTTGGAAGCGGGTTGGTTGGAGTTTAGGTGACTGTACAGATGCCCCATTAGACGTCCTAAATGGCCTAAAATCATGGATTTCACGAGTTAGTGAAGGTCGGGTTATCAAAGAGGCTTCAGACCGCTTATGTGGCCGTGGAATCCTTTTATACGGAGCCCCGGGTAGAGGAAAGACTACTTTGGCATTGTCAGTGATTCAAGAGATGCTTAAAGAACTACCGTTATCTTCTTTTAAACCTGGTGAAGGAAAGGTTTTGGTTCGTCCTTGCTACTTCATAACCTATAACGACGTATTAAACTTAAAAGGTAAAGATATACAAAACGACATGACCGAAAGTGAAGATATTTTACTTGCCGGTTTATTTGGCGAAGCTGATGATGATGCTTACAACATTAGGGTCTTAGTTCTTGACGACGTTGGTAAAGAACACGTTGCAAAGCACTCAGAGTGGCAGAAGTCTATGCTTCATCATTTATTAAGAACTCGTTTTAATAACGGCTTGCCTACTATTGTTACAACCAACGCTTCACTAGATAGTTGGGCTAGCCTGTATGGTGACGCTACAGAAAGTTTTGCAAGAGAAGCGTTTTCATATCTTGTAGTTGATGGTAGTGATTTAAGAAAATGAGAGGTAAGTACGTGGACGAAGAGGCACGCTTAGTTCAGGTTTTTCTGAGTCCAACTCAAACACCAGGCCCTAGTATCTTTGAAGTAAGTGTAAAAGAAAATGGTAGTCTTTCTTGCACTTGTCCAGGATTTAAAGGAAGGATGACTTGTAAGCATGTTAAGTTTGTCAAAGCAAGAATCAACAACAACAACGGAACTTATCCTTTGGAAATCTCAAACAGAGCAACTGATGATGAAGCCTCAAAAGCCAAAGAATCAAATAGCACTTTTAGAGAGTTCGTTATCAGATTTGGAAAAATAGAGGTCTTTTAATCCGTGTATAAAGGGGACTTAAGTAACGAATTACCTAAAAGGGTAATAGTAGTTATGGATGTATTTACAAATGTTGAACCTAGAATTAAAAAAATTCTTAGGCTAATACCAGTATCAGATGAAGAAATATCTTATGACCGACAAATACTTAGCAAGCTTTATTTATTTGCTGACCGTAAAGGTTACACTTTAGAATTAGCTTCGTTTGATAAAAACACTAAACAATTACAAAAAGAAATAGACCTTATAGACGAGCAGGGTACCAATCCTTTTAGATACGTCACTGCTTATAAATCTGTTAATCATTTAGTCACTGAATTGCCCTATAGACCAGAGGTCGTAGGTGTGTTAGATTTACCTGATAGGCTCCTGAGATACGGACATTGGGGAATGGACTACTCACAGATATGAACAACGAAACTCGTCTAATTAATAAGGCAATAAAGGATAGAAATTTAACACCTTTATTTTCTAGAGGAGTTAATGAAAAGTGGTTTTCAGAAGAAGATGATAGAAGACTATGGCTGTTTGCTAGAGAACACTTTTCTAAATATGGAGAATCCCCAAGCGTAGAGGTAGTCTCTTCTAATTTTCCAACTTATAAATTTATAGAAGTAGAAGATTCAATTGATTATTTAATTGACGACATAATTAACATTAGAAGAAAATTTGCTACATCTTCTATGATTCAAGATGCTATTCAAAGCATTGAAAAGAAGAAAGACCACGAAGATGCTTTATTAGTTTTACAAAAAGGTTTAATTAAGTTAGAAGAAGATGGTTTAACTTTAAGTTCTGATTTAGACATTACTGCCGACCCAGACCGCCGGTGGGATGAGTATCAAGAGCGTAAACTACTCCCCAATGGTTTACGTGGCATCCCTACCGGCTTCCCAACTATTGATAAAGCAACTAGTGGTTTACAAAATGGACAGTTGATTGTTATTGTTGCTCCACCTAAAGTTGGTAAGTCAACTCTTGCAATGCAAATTGCTCACAACGTTCATTACTATTCACAAAAGACACCAATGTTTCAATCATTTGAAATGAGTAATCTAGAACAAGAAAACAGATACGACGCAATGAGAGCTAAGCTTTCACATCAAAGATTATTAACTGGAACTTTAACTCAAGAAGAAGAGTCTAGATATAAAGCAGTTCTTAATAGACTCAAAGAAGAAAAACAAAAGTTTTGGCTAGTTGATTCCGCTGCAGGCGCTACTGTCTCAGGCATTGCTAGCAAGATTCAAACTCTTCAACCACATGTAGTTTTCATTGATGGTGTTTACCTAATGACAGATGAACAATCTGGAGAAGCAAATACTGCCCAAGCTCTTACTAACATAACTCGTTCATTAAAGAAAATTGCACAAAGATTTCAACGTCCTATAATTATTACTACCCAGGTTTTAAATTGGAAAATGAAAAAAGGAAACGTAACAGCAGACTCAATTGGGTATTCATCTTCATTCTTACAAGATGCTGACGTATTACTAGGTCTTCAAAAAGAAGATGAGAATGTAGAAGACACTCGTTTATTAAAAGTTATTGCAAGCCGTAACTCAGGTCCTGCAGAAGTATCACTGTTGTGGGATTGGAATGAAGCTCAGTTTAGAGAGATTGACGAAACAGACTTATGACCCTTGAAGAAATGGAATTAGTTTTAGAACGTTTAGGTATGGAAGTTGTAACTATTAGAGGTTCAGAAATTCAATCTTATTGTCCTGCTCATAAAGAGAGAACTGGAAAAGAAGACCGTAATCCTTCTTGGTTTATAAACTTTGAAACCGGAGCACACATTTGTTTTTCTTGCGATTACCGAGGAAGTTTAAACGGGTTAACAGCTTACGTAAAAGATATGAAAGATGAGTTTGGATTTTTTGATTACGACGCTGCTAAAAAGTGGTTAGCTATTGAAGAAGACTTATCTGCTGTTTGGGAAAGAACTCAAAAAGTTTTAACAGAAACAGAAAAACCAAAAATTACAGAAGCTGCTTTAAAGTCTTTTATAAATCCACCTACAGAAGCTTTAAAGGCAAGGGGATTACTTTTAGAGTCAGCACTTAAATATGAACTTCTTTGGGATGAAGATAAATGGATTATTCCCATTAGAGACCCTTATACAAAATCTTTAATTGGTTGGCAAGAAAAAGGTTTTTCAACTAGGTCTTTTAATAATTTTCCTCCAGGAATGGTAAAGAGCGATGCTTTGTTTGGATTCAATCAATTTGACGGAGAAAGAATGATTGTTGTTGAATCCCCGCTAGATGTAGTTAGACTTGATTCAATTGGTATAGGAGGAGGGGTTGCAGTATTTGGAGCAATTATTTCTAATCAACAAGTAAAACTTATTAAAAGTGCTAAACAAATATTTATGGCTATGGATAACGACGAGGCTGGTAAGAAGTCTTCAGTACAAATGCTAAAGATTGCTAAAGAAAAAGGGTTTGAAGTTTGGTTTTTTAATTACGACGGTATTGATGTTAAAGATGTTGGGGCTATGAGTAAGTCAGAAGTGCTACAAGGATTAGAAACAGCACGTCATTCATTGCATGGTGAGAAAGCAATAGTATGAGTTTTAACGGAACACTTCTTCCTTATCAACCAGAAGCTGTAGACAAAATGTGCGAAAGAACTAAAATGCTTGTTGCATACGATTTAGGTCTTGGCAAAACAGTTATAACTATTGCCGCTATTGAACGGCTAATGGATGAAGGAAAGGTAAAAGAACCCGGTATAGTTGTTTGTTTATCTAGCCTCAAATACCAATGGGCTAATCAAATTAAAAAATTTACTAATGATACCTCTAAAGCCATAGTCATAGATGGTTCTAAAGCAAAACGCCAGTCTCAATACCAAGAAGCGTATAACTGGAAAGAAACCAAAGTAGATTACGTAATCATGAACTATGAACAAGTGGTTAACGATTGGGATTTGATTAAAAAGTTACCTAGAGGCTTTGTAGTATTAGATGAGGCTACTGCCATTAAGTCTTTTAAGTCTAAGCGTTCTAAGTACACTAAACGTTTAGGCACTTCTCCATTTAAGTTTGCTCTTACAGGAACTCCTATAGAGAACGGTAAGCCAGAAGAGTTGTTTAGTATTATGCAGTTTGTAGATGCCGATGTATTAGGAAGGTTTGATTTATTTGACCAAGCGTTTATTGTCCGTAATAACTGGGGCGGTGTTGAGCGTTATAGGAATCTTCCTACTCTTCATACTCGTCTTAGCACAGCTTGCGTACGAAAAGCTCAAAAGGACCCGGATGTTGCCCCGTACCTTCCGGACACTATCCATCATGACCCGGTTGTCGTCGCGTTCGACCGCAAAGGTGCAAAACTATACGAAAAAATAAAGACTGACCTTTTATACGATTTACAAGAGGCTCAAGATTTATTTGGTGGTTCTTTTAACATAATGTCTCATTATGGACTTGAATCTAAATTTGGCGGACCAGAAGATGAGATGCGTGGAAAGATTATGTCTAAAATTGGTGCGCTTAAAATGCTATGTTCACACCCAGACTTATTAAGAACTAGCGCTCAAAAGTTTAAACAATTAAATGGAGAAGGCTCCGCTTACGCAAATGAATTGTTTGAGTCTGGAATGTTAGACGACGTTAAGGTATCCAATAAATTAGAAATGATGACCGAATACGCGTTAGATTTTTTAGAACAAAATGACAACAACAAGGTTGTCATATTCGCTTCCTACGTAGATATGTTAGACAAGATTGCTGAGAAACTAGGTCCTCAAAGATGTAGGCTTTATTCAGGAAAATTAGATGCCAAGACTAAAGAGGAGAACAAAATTGCGTTCAACGAAGATTCTTCTGTGCGTGTACTTATTTCTAGTGACGCTGGCGGTTACGGTGTCGATTTGCCTGCAGCTAACCTCCTTATAAATTACGACCTACCTTGGTCATCAGGTGCGGCAGCTCAACGTAACGGTCGTATCAAACGTGCGTCTTCTACTTGGGAAGTTATTGTTATTCAAGATTTTATTATGGGCGGGTCTATAGAGTCTCGCCAACATGAAATGCTTCAACAAAAAAACGCCGTTGCAAACGCTGTTATTGACGGAGAAGGTATTGATGACAAAGGCGGTGTTAAGATGACTGTACAAAGTTTAAGTAAATTCTTACAAGGAGGCTCAGTTTAATGGAAGACTGGAAAGACTGCTCAACAGAAGTGACCACAGCCAAATCTGATATAGCCATGGAAATTCAAAGATACGCAGACCACTGTTTAAAAATAGGCCTATCAAACAACTTTGTTGCCGGGCTTCACGTGGCTGCTGACATAGTTTTAAACGGCCTTCCAAAGGCAGAAGTGCCTTATCAAGAGCCTATGTGGTCTACAGAGCCACACAGCGCCCCTTAATTCCTATAACCTAGGGTGTATGCCCAACGCACCTAAGACCCCAACCCGAACTATCAGGGTTGCCGATGACCTATGGCAAGCCGTTCAATATAAAGCCGCTGCCGACCAACGCACTGTTACCAGTGTTGTTATTGAAGCTTTAGAAAAGTACTTAGCCGAAGATGTTGTGTACGAAGAAAGTACTTTTTAATGGGAAAGCATCTTGACAAGATTGTTAAATCTTTAGAAATTAGAAAAAAACATGCTCCTAAAAAACCTGGTTTTCATATTCCAGGAAGCATGAATAAGAAAAAGACTGGATACAGAGGCGCCCCCGGAAAACGGTAGTTGCATATCCCTTTGGCTAATGGTAAGTTATTCTCGTAGCCTAGAAGGGGATACAAAATGTCTTTAGAACAACTTAAAGAAGAAGTTAAACAATACATAGTACTTAAAGATGAAGTTGATTTTTTAACTCAACGCCAAACTGAAATTAAAAAACGAGTTATTGAATCGTTATTAGAAGTAGGCGAAGAAGACAGTCGTGGGCACATTGTTGCCGAAATTAATGATGAAAAATCTGGGTTAACCAGGATTACTGTTGTTCATCAAAAAAGGATTTCTAAATCTTTAGATATAGATAAAGCAGAATCTATTCTTAATGCAAAAGGTATTAAAGACCGCTGCATTAAATTGGTTCCTACTATTAATGAAGATGAAATCATGGCTGCTTATTATGAAGGTTTAATTACCGAACAAGAAGTAGATGAAATGTTTCCATCAAAGATTAGTTACGCGTTATTCGTTAAACAATGACCGAAGAAAATATTGATAAGTTCTTTGCCGATATAGACATTTACTACCCAGGTAGTAAACGAAAGCGTAAAGAATCTAAACCAAAAAAAGAAACACAAATACTAGATTGGGATGCCAAGCCTAGAAAAACTACTTTGCCTAATGGTACACAAGTTGATATGTTTCTTATTGGTTCTTTATGTAAAGCCCTTAATAGGCCACTAGTTACTATAAGGTCATGGATTAAAGAAGGTTATCTTCCTCAATCCCCCTACAGACTTCCTTCCACGACAACTAAGTCAGGGGAGGAATACCGAGGTCGTCGTTTGTACAGCAGACGCATGATTGAGGCAGCAGTTGAGATATTTAATCAGAATAGACTTTTTGAAGAAAAAAGGATAAACTGGTCTCAACATCAACAGGTGACACAAAGCCTAGTTGACTCGTGGAATAAAATTCGCGAGGATGAAAATAAAATGACAACAGATGAAAAGAGATGAATAAAATGGCTATACAACAAGAAGTACCAGGCATTGACACATACATGGTTGATGCAAGACCTGAACAAGCAACAAGTTCAGCAGTTCTATCAGGCTGGGAAGCAGCTGAAAAACTAACTCCTGCTACAGGAGATTTCCCAGTTGAATTTAAACACAGCGAAGAACCACAAGTGGTTAAGTTCATTGACCCAAGTGGACCTTTTGCAAGTTACAGACAGCACTTCTTAACTGATAAAGTTGGTCGTAAATCTTATGTATGTTTGGGTGCAGATTGCCCATTATGTCTTAAGTTACGCCATCGTCCAGAAGATAAGCGTGCGTTTACCGTTGCTAACTTAAGCGTAACTCCAGTGCAGAAGCAAATGATTATT